TCTTTGGTTTGTCGAACATCAATTTCAACAATGTTAAAACCTAGACAAATAGCTAGATCAATAGCAGAGAGAGTATTTTCTGGTGTAAAAATTTTAACACCACGATGACAAACAATTTTTGGGTGTGATTTTATTTTCATGTTTATGTGCCGTAAGGCGGATCTATATCTATTAAATCTAATATATCTTTATACTTATATTATAAATCTTACAATCAAATCTTTCTTCATTATAAATTTTTATGCGTTGATTAAAATGATCTAATGTATAGTTTTGATGAGCTTTCCATGAGAGATCATCAGCAATATCATAGAGAGTTGCTTTTTCTTTATTTTTGGATTTACGCAATCCCCTGCCTATCGACTGAAGATTTCTGATACGAGATTTAGAAGGACTAGCGAAAATAATGTTATGAAGATTCCTAATGTTGATGCCGGTACTGTATACCCCATAACTTGCCACGATGATGGCATCTCGTTCTTTTTCGACAATGGCTCGTATATTTTCTCTTGTCTCTGTGTCTGTTCCGCCGTATACAAAATAAGTTTGTCTATTCTGGACATCTGTTTTCTCCTTGATCATTTCATATAAAACACTTCCATGTTTTTTAACTAATCGAAATAAAAGAAGTGTATTTGTAGATAAGTCTAAAGCTAAATTGCGAATAAACTTATTTCTTTCTTCACAAGAAATTAAAAAATTTAATTCTTCTTGATATTTTGCTTTTTTTAAATTGTCACAAATTACATCTGGATATTTCAAAATAATAGCTTTAATAGAAAAAGGAGACAAATACTTTTCATCTATCAATTTCTTGGTAGTAGTCACTTGATGTACTTTTCCGAATAACCCCTCTAATACTAATTTATGTGTTTGTGTTCCATCTAATGTTCCAGTTGCACCAATTCGATATCTTGCATTAATACATTTGGTCATAATAGCGGTTAATGATTTTGACTTAAATCCATGAGCTTCATCCCCTATTACCAATTCATATTGTTTAAAATATTCCTCTCCTAGTTTATATATTGATTGCCAAGTTGAAATAATTACTTGTTTCTCTGATGATTTATCTCTTCCTGCAAAAACTATATGACAATGTTCTTCCACATCAAATCCATAATCTTGAAAATCTTTATACATCTGCGATACAAGAGAAGTAGTTGGAACAATAATTAAAGTTTTGACCTTTAAATATCTTACAATGATATAAATGATTAGAGATTTTCCAGATGCGGTTGGCGATAATAATAAGCATCTACGGCGTGATAGTGAATGATTAATTGCACTTAATTGATAATCACGCACTTGATAATTAAGATTTAAAGTAGAAATAAATTTTGAAGCTTCCACTTCATCTGGTTCAAATTCAGAAAGAAATTTTACAGGATAATTTCTACTTGTAGCAAACTTACAAAGATATTCTAGTAATCCAATGTAAAGCAATTTTGTAAATACATTATATAAGCGAATTTTACCATCCCAAATTTTTTGTCTAAAAGAAGGCATAAAGGTGTGTCCAGGAACAGTAAAAGTGAAATAATCACTAATTTCCTGCGCTATACCTGGTTCACAATTAATTCTCATGTAAACTTCGTCTTTTTTTATTATTTCTATTCTATCAAGACGTTCCATGTGAAAACTTGAGCCAATCAAGTGCATTTTTGATTTGGAATCCCCTATTATTGAGTTGTTTAATAATGGAATCCAAGTAGTTAATTTTTTCTTGTTGAACCACGATGTTTTGTTTAATTTTGATGTAATCATCATCCGTCTCAATATAATTACTTATTTCATTTTTAAGTAGTCTTCCTTGAAATTGTTCCCAACCCCTCTCTTCTAATTCATCTTCAGTCATTCTACCATTGTAATAATTTGTTTTTGTGCGTACTAATTTAGATAACTCAAATTCCATGCTTTTAAGTCGGATTCTTTCATCTATGAATATTTTTAAATATTTGTCGTGAATAACGGGAATGCGAATTGATTCAGTTCCAAGATTAGAATAATCAATTTTACTATTTTTTTCCCATTCATCTTGAATGTCTTCAAGGGAAAATTGGTGTGTCATAATATTTTATCCTGAATAAACTGGTGCTCCTTCATATGAAGTTTCATTACTAAGTAAATTTTCATATTCATATTGTTCATAGGAAAATGTAACATCTGCAACAACATAATCAATGTCTCCTAATGAACTATCAAATTGAATACTAGAAAGGGAAATAGGAAATAGTTCCTTAAAGTTTATATTTACTTGAGGATTCATACTTCCTGTAAGAATAGTTAATGTTGCATCAGTTGTCAAATCATCTGCATCTCTTGCTATTCTATATTTTTCCTGTGCTCTCTCATTTGGAATACCAATTGTTATAATCCAATCATAAATTTCTCTCCAATTTTTCATATTTTCATCTATGAGGAATCGAATAGAAAGTTCTTCAAATGTAACTTCATCTCCGCCTATAGGATAAGTTTTTAGAGGAGTAGCGTGAGGAATAGTACCAATTGAAATACCAGGAACATTAGCAGCTTGGCAAAAATATTGGACTAGGGGTCTGTTATTTAATAAAAATCTGAATCCAACTGGAGATAAAAGACTTAAATTTTCTGGAAGAGATTGTAATGCCGACATAAGATTTTCCTTTCTTATATTATTTAGTCAGCATAAAAAAGGGCGGACAAAAGCCCACCCTTTTAAATTATCTAACGAATCACGAATTACATCAAATTGTCAACTCTGACAATTCTGTAGTAGTAGTTATCATTAGCAGTTGTTACAACACCGTTACCAGTCGAGTTGGCAAAAGGATTGGAAACCATGCCATAGCGGGTCTTGAATCCAATTTTTGGTTGGAAACTATTTTCACCAACCGCACGCACCATTTGAAGTGGTATATACGGACAGTAGAAAATACCAGCATCATATGCTGAACTACCTTTGTATCCAACAACATAGAAATTAGTTGCGGAAGCATTAGCATATGGATCAATGAAAACTTTATAACGTCCGCCCAGAGTTCCAACAAAGGTGTTTCCGGTACTGTCAACATTTAAAGCACCACCTGAATCCAGCACTCCACCCATTGAAAGGGCAGAAGCTACATCAGGAGCACAAATAATGACGTTACCTTTTCCACGCCTTGTCTTCTCAGCTACTGCATTTGCATCGCGCTCAATCTGGAACAACAGACCTTTGAATTTCTCAACTGACCATCTACCGTTGGAATCAACGTCAAGGTCAAACACACCAGCTGTTGATGTATTATGCTGTGCACCGTGATTAGCTGAGAAGTAAATTGTTCTCATTACTTCACGATTGATTTCAGCCAACACTTCTTGCGAAATAATATTGGCTAGTTCTGTTTCAGCATCCAAACCATGAACGGCTTTAAGATCCTGAGCAAGTTCCATTGTGTACTCACCTTTTAACGCTCTGGATTTTGCTGTGACAGTAACTTTGTCAATTGCAAACGCCATTTCAGCGAATTCAGGGGAGTCACCCAGAGCTTCAGCTGTTGCCGTTGCTAAACCTTGAATTAAGGTTAAGGCGGGGGAACCACCTTGCGCACCGGTTACACCAGCTGTTCCTGAGTTAATGTGTGATCCAGAACTTGTAAATGATGTATCTGCTTCATCTACGAGTGATTCAGTACCACTTTGTGTCGAATATTTTGCCCTCAAAGCAAAAATTAGACCAGTGGGACCAGTCATTGGTTGTACACCACACACGTCATATGCGATAAGATTGGGCATTGAACGCCGAATCATTGAAATGAGGATGGGATCTTGATATGTCTGATAAGTAGAATCAGTAGAGTTTACAGGAACTGCTTCTTGTAACAATCCCTGAGTCGATCCACCTTCTTCTGCGAGAGCTTTCTCTTGGTTTTCCAAAAGAATAGCTGTAACAGCTTTCTTATACGGATCTTTGATCTCAGGCATATCAGGATGATCTAAAACTGGAGCCCATTTCTTTTGAAGTCCTTCAGCTAGGTACATTTTTATCTCCTAAAATTGTTTATTGTTAAAATTGTTAAAATATTATGTGTTTTGACCAAACCGGGCTAAAGCATCAACATAGTGGGTCATAGTAGGATCTTTTACTTTTTCATTTAATTCTTCTGAATTAGTAACTGGGTCCTCGTCACTTGTAGTTTCGGCTTTGGCTTCATTAGTCGGAAAATAATTTTCCTTTAAGACTCCAAGTTTTTCATTAAATTGCTCTTTGTCTTCATATTCAATACCTTCAGCTAACTTAGAAAGTTTTTCCTTTTCTGTGTCAGCCAAATTATCTGAAACCTCTCTAATGGTTTCTTCTCTCTTATATTCAGAAAGTTCTTTTTTTAGATCTACACTCCTGTTGATTTCTTCGTCGAGTTTACCTTCGAGTTCTTCAACTTTTCCAAAAAGATCATCTACTAGATCAACTTTTTCTTCTGGAATGTCAATATAATGTTCTTGGAAAAGATTCCTGAGTCCTGTCATGAAATCTTCAACCAATTCTGATCGAATACCTCTTTCAACAGCCAACTCATTTTCTTTCATCCATTCTTCCACAACATAGTTCATATAACTATCAACTTTTTCAGTCAATTGAGTTGAATGTTCTTCTTTTGCTTCTTCAAGTTCTTGAGCATATTCTCCTTCTAGTATTTCAATCCTTGAATTTACTTCGCTCAAAATCTTAGTAGAAACAGCTGATTCGAAAATCGTTGCAGCTTTAGTTTTAAATTCATCAGAAAGAGTTTCTTCTCCTTCCATTAATGCCTTAACATCTTTTTCAACATTAATTTCAAGATCTTCTTTCTTTATTTTTTTCTTACTAGCTTTTACAAGACTTACTTTCAAAGCTTTCTTAGGAGAACCGGCTCCTGTTTCACCACCTAAATCTTCAACATCTTTCACTTCTTTGACCTCTTCTTCGTCGTCTTCATCATCATCTTTGCTTTTACCTTTTTTCTTATCAATTGCTTTTTGTAGTGCGGGAGGTAATTTTCCTTCTTCTACTTCATCTTCATCATCATCTTCGTCTTCTTCATCGTCGTCTTGCTCAGCAAGTGTAGCTCCGATGATTGACTCATAAGAATCAGATAGTTCAGCTTTTTTCAATGTATTAAGTTGGTCATAAATGGCTTTCATCATTCCAGCTTTAGTACGTGGTTTTGAATTTTCTTCAATAACTTGTTCTTCTTCCGAAGAAATTTCTTCTGAGGACGCGTAAGTAGATTCTTCGGCAGTCTCGTCAGCGATCTCTTCAGATGTATTTTCCAAAATTTCTTCAGACATTGGATTTCTCCCTTTATTCTATTAAAAATTGAATAGTATAATTACTATATTTATTTATAAAAGTTTAGAGTTTAGTAATAAAATTTTCAAATGCTTCAATTCGTACTTTATTTCTACTAATTTCAGTAGCTCTCTCAACTCGTTTTTGATATTCTACAATTTCCTTCTCTTTAAGAAGACCGTTATCCCAAACCCACTCTTTACCTTCCATGATTCCAGAAACAAATGCATCTGGAGCCGATGGATCTGCAACAATATCTGCTGCAGTAGCAAGATAAAAATCGCTTTGAACTTCTTGAAGTCCATCTTGTACAGGTTTCAATGATCCCATTCCTCTTGAAGATACACCTAATTTCGCTCCCTCATCTATTAAATTTTTAACAATTTTACCATAAGGTGTATCCATAATTTTTGCTCTTCCTAAAAAATTATCACCATCTTCAACCAGTTCCGTGATCATGTGTGATACTCTCTCAAGATTGACAGTTGGCCCATCAGGATGCCCCAATTCTCCAAAAGCTCTTTTAGTATTAATAAATTTCTCTGTATATCTTTTTACTTCTTTTTGAAGAATTGCTTTTGGATAAACACGGCCATTTCTGTTCTTTGTTTCAGATTGCATGAAAATACCTTCAATAAAATAATTTTTCTTTTTATTATCATCCTCTTCGGTCACAAAATTAACCTCAATTGCTTCTTCGCTAATAAGTTTCATTTGATTCTCCTATTATTCTTCCGCTTTTCATTCTAGCATCTATTTTTGCGGTATCAACAGTTTTAACTTGTTTACCTTTTTGCCTTGCTCTATAAGCATCTCTCATTTTTTTCATAGTTTTGGGTTTTATTCTTTTTTCAAATTTACCACCAAATTTTTTCACCCATGTAGATACTCTTTTTTCAATTCTTTCTTTTTCGCCAGGAGATGCATCTTTATATTTTCCTGATTTATCTTTAACTGCAAATCCAATCAATCGAACTGCCTTTTTAACCCCTCTCTCCATTTTTTCTGGGGATGGCGGCCGTTTCATAGAAAGTGCTCTCTTTCTTTTTATAATACTCGCCTTTCTTTTTATAGCTTTTCCTCTTTTGATCCGTTGAGCTAAAGTAAGTTCTTGTATTAGATTTAGGTAATTTTTCATCGTTTTGTAAGTTGTTTCCTAATGGCTTTTCTTTTACCCATAACTGCGGCTTGAGCACTCTTTCCTTTAGTAATATTTACACGCAACTGCTTACCTAATCCAGATTTACCTATTCTTTTCATTCTTTGTATTCGTTTTGGGTCCAGAGCTCTTTTACCCGTTGCCGATCGTTTCCACTTTCTTATTGCTAATTTTTCTTTTTGTCTTCCTCCGCCCAACATTTTTTTGCGTCTCTCCATTCTTCTTTGTGTCGGAGATTTTGCTACAGCAGATTTTTGAATCTTAAATTCAACTAAATTTTCTCTAAATTCTTGAAAAGTTATCATGAATTCCTTAAATTATTGACATTCCGCCTTGCATTGATTCGTATCCAAGCTCTACATTTCTACCAAATACTGGTCTATCATATCCACTTCTCTTTTTAAAATCCATCATAATAAGATAAGATTCTCCACTAGCATGACCTACAGTAGTAAATTGTACATCACCAAGTACATCAGAAGTATCTCCTGTTGCATTAATTGGTACTGCAGCATAATGCCTCGCAAAATCAATTGTTCCTGTTCCTGTAATTCGTGCTATTAGTGCTTCTGTAGATGAACCGTCCCATTCTATTGTTACTTCCATTCCAGCCGTAGCTCCAGCACCAGAAGTTGTATGCCACTGTAATTTCTCAAGAGTAACATTATAAGTCACTCCTGCGATAGCTGTAGAACTATGAGTTGTTATAGTACTCGCTCCAGAAATACTTCCAGAAATGGTTTTATCTG